CCATAATAACCTCTTACTTACGTTTTATTATACCACAGATAAAAAAAATGGGCAAGGGTTGACTGTGACCAACCTGCCCATGCGGCGACGATACGATTTATTTATTCAGTTAAAAATTGTTGGTCTGAAGTTACCGCTTCGCCAATATTGTATGTAACTTTTTTCTGATGGTCTGGAATAATTTTCTCTAGAGAAACAGATAACAGTCCATCAATATATTTAACATCGGTTACTTTTACATCATCTGCTAGTTGCCATGAATTGTTGAAAAAGCGTTTTGATAATCCTTTGTGGACATAGCTGATGTCAGAATTTGTTTTCTGATGTCTGCTGGCAACTCGGAGAATGTTAGATTCTGTAGTGACTTCAATCTCCTCTGCTTTAAATCCTGCAAGAGCAATTTCAATTTCGTAGTTACTGTTATCATGCTTGATGATATTATAGGGCGGGTAGTTTGTATTATGTCCAGTCATCGAATCTAATCGTTGAAATACTGTATCCAAACCAACTCCAAAGGGAGCATAAATGTCCCAGGCGTATTTTTGCATTTTCTTTCTCCTTGAAAAAAGCGAGTTATAGAAAGGACCCCGAAGGCATCCATGCAAATATTTATTAGAGAACATAAAAAATGGGAGTGTAATTTCCCCCACAAAATTATTCGGTTGCTTCTACTTTCTTGCGACCAATATTATATTTACTTTCAAGAGTCCACTCTTCCTTCTCTTTAAAGGCAAGGACTTTAATTTGGTTTATGGGTGCAACGTCTGAAATTAATTCAGGTTTAGATACTGCAATTAATCCCCAATCAGAAAGTAGTTGGACAATTCTGTTTCTACGTTGAGTATCATTCAACGATAAGTTAGTCTTCTTTCCATCCAAAGCAAACAACTCTTTGAAATGAACAATATAATATTTTCCTTGCTTATGCAGAATATGGCAGGATTGATAGATAATCCTTTCTTTCCTAGATGCCACTCCGATACGAGTAAGAGTCTCACGAACCTTCAAAAAATCATCAGGTTCATTAAGAGTCACTTCAATCATATCAGATTGATTCCACTTAACTTCAATGTCAGTTGTCATCGTCTACCACCTTTATTTACTAAGCGTTTAATCTCTTCAAGTTGCTCATTAGTTAAAATCATTAACGCTTGCAAAGCTTTATCGGTGCTATACCCATAATATTCTTTGACTGCATCAAGACAATCAATTGAAGACTTTTTTTCCCAAGGCGAGAATCTCTTTCTTGGAGTGATACTATTTATAAAAAAGTCATACTGCATCTTCTTGTCTAGATGAGAATTCATATTCATTTCATTCGCATACAGTACTGTATCTAAAAATCCAGACAGACACTTATTTACAATGAAAGGTGGATATGACTTAACATCCTCCTCTGTATCATACAGATGCTTCTTCGACTGATTAATTGTGTAGAGAATCTGGGAGAGAGTTGGTGCAGTCATAATTAAATAATACTAATTCTTTTCTTTCATTCTGGTCTTTCATGTAGTCGCCTACAGACCTCATGGTGTAGGTGAGGTTGAATTCTCCTGCTCTCCACCCTTCAAACCTCTCACGAATAAGTTGAGACGAGTTATAAGATATAAGTTGATTACCAGCAAACCTATCACAGTCGCTAGCAAAGGTGTCATGACAGAAGGACTTGTGCATATCGCCCCGCCTTCCATAGAGGTTATCTCTAATATCATATGGGGGGTCGAGGTATGTGAATACGTCTCGGTTATCTGTGAGGAGCTCTTCATAAGATAGATTAGTAATTTTCCAATTTTCAATCAGTCCCGAATATCCAGTGAGTTTATCAATTCCACGCATTGAGAAATTGCTTTCTGACGCTTGTTTGCTGAAGGATGAGGATTCAGTGAGACCAGAAAAAGAGCACTTGTTAACAATGTAGAAACTACAAGCGCGACGTAAATTGGATATGGAATCTTCATTAATAATCTCCTTTGATTCTAGAAAAAGATTTTTAGCAGTGTCTGGAGTTGGGTTATCAATCTTACATTGTCTCAGTTGCTCAGCAAGTGCCTGACCATTATATTGCAACTCTTTCCAAAAGTTGTAAAGAGGTCCATACAAATCATTCACCCAGATATCTAGGTGAGGATGTTGCTTTGTCACATATAGTGCAACACTACCACCACCAAGGAATGGCTCACGATACTCTTTATATTGTTTCATGTCTGGCATATACTGTGCCAATTTTACACAGGCGCGAGACTTGCCACCTGGGTAGCGTAAGGGTGTTTTAAAAGATTTCATTTGAATTTACACTCCACCATCAATTCAGTAAGACATGCCAAGAGATTGATTTCCTGGTCAGCAACAAAAGCAACCTGATACTGATACTTAGCAAGCACCAAGACAGCAGGAGGAATCGTAGACCCTTCAATAAAGTCAATCAGATTATCATACACTTTACGCATAATAATATTAGGGTCACTATCCATATTGTTTACTACCCACTTACGCACCGTAGTAAACTCTTTATTCTTCATCGCACGAATCAATTCATCTAGATTGACATCTGCAATATCACACAGCACAGCAGAATCCAGAGACCCACCTGCAGAGTGACGCTGTGCCTCATTCAAGAGACGACGCCAGTCAGGGTAGTAACGCTGAATAAGTTTGACTACGACTTTATCCTCATAGGTCACCCCAGAGGCGTCTAGGATGCCCTTCAAGCGGTCGAAGAATAGCACTTGGAGTTTCTGCTGCTCTGCCTGTTTAATACGGAAATCAACCACCGTGCAGCGTGAGTGCAACGGCTCAATAATTTTATTGATGAAGTTACAAGTAAAGATGAATCGACAATTACTATGATACTCTTCCACAAAAGTGCGAAGAGATAATTGCACGTCATGTGTAGTGTTATCTGCCTCATCAATAATAACCACCTTATGAGCACCACCACCAACCAAAGATTTAGTAGTAGCAAAGTTACGGACTTTAGTGCGAATGGTATCCAGGAAGCGACCTTCATCACTACCATTGATAACAATATAACTAAGACCTAACTCTTCACATAGTGATTTAGCAACCGTAGTCTTTCCAACTCCAGGAGGACCAGAGAGCATGAGATTTGCAATCTCTCCCTGCTCAACAAATCCAGTAAATACTTTCTTCAAAGAAGAAGGGAGAATACAGTCCTCAATTGTATGAGGACGATACTTCTCTACCCACAAAAAATCATTCATTATAAAAAGGTCGAGTAAAAATTTCGGATACAATATCTGTTGCACCCAGTGCTTCATACATGTATGTGGCACCAGCTCGTGGATTTGTATGGTCTCCACAAGTAAATACATCACATACTGCCATACCATTCTCTGGCCAGGTATGGATGCTGATATGAGATTCAGCAAGAAGTGCCACAGCAGTTACCCCATAAGGGTCAAACTTGTGGGAAGATACATCTAGTAAAGTACTCAGAGATATTGTAGCAGCATTGGTAAGCACGTTACGAATATGTGCCTCATCATCACAAAGTGAAAAGGGACAACCTCTCAGAGTAAACAAGATGTGCTTCAAGGTTCTAGTGCAACATAATAACTCAAATCGATATCAGTATGTTTCCACTCAGTAATGAGATGTTTAGAAGCACCAACAGTATAGTCACCTTGCATGAGACGAAGATTCTCAACCTTTAGGTGGAGGTTATGATTACCTTCAAAGTCACCCTTTACTGTCACATCATAGACGTGAGAAGTATCATTCTCAAGGTCACAGACAGAAAGAAGAATCTCATTGTCTGTGCTGATTACAAAGTCAGGAAGTTTATAAACATTAGATGCTTTGTTGAGTGACGACAAGTCACTAGCAAACAAAGAGAAGGTAACATCAGACCCAGGATAATTTACCTTCTTATCAGGTGCAGTCTTGAGAGTAATTTCAGGGTCACTGAAATAGTATTTCACACGAGAGCGACCAGACTTGATAATCAAGTAATCATCATTGTCAAACACTAGACTAGGATTCTCAAACAGAGAAAGACCTGCTAGGAATTGATTCAAGTCATAGATAGCAAACGTTTGTGGAAACACTTCTTCCACCTTAGCAGTAGCGAGAATGTTTTCCTCATTACTAATAGTGCGAAGGACGTTACCCTCTTTGATTACAATCGATGTATTGATTGTAGAGAAATTCTTAAGGATTTCAATTGTGGTCTTTGAAAGGGCAATGTTACTCATTGGTTGTAGTCTTCACGTTGTGCATTTTTATCATTGAAGTGCAGTAGCAGGACTGCATAGTGGAGAATCTTGATAAGGTCTCGGCGGGCAGTGCCCTTCTTATCATACCGAGAAGCGTACTTCAAGATGTTACTTCTACAGAATGCTTCCCCATCACCACATGCTTCAATAAGGTCGAGGGTTTGGATTTTGTCAGTGCCAGTAGAATAGTGCTGGTTGTAAGTTGAAGTAATGTATTCCTTCAACTCATTGAGGATTTCTTCCTCATTGTACTTCCATTGGTGTGGATTCATAATTAATAACGTGGTCAATACTGTCAATATAACATGTCCCTGGAGCATAGTCAATAGCCTCCTGGTCCAGATATTGGTGTCCAATATAGCAGGGCACTGGTTTGTTGCCAAATATTTGATTAATTTTACACTTAATCAAAAAAATACCCCCATCTTTTTTACGG